GAGCCTCGGTAGCCTCAGGGCTGTTTTTACCATGCTCCTTGATAGCATCGTTGTATGCCTTCTGCGCGTCCGTTACCGCATTCTCCGCATCGAGCAGAGCGAAGAGAGGGTCAATTTCTGCCTTGATCCTGTCGTCATATTCGCTTAGCTGTACGTTGAGGTCCTCTTGTGCTTCCGCGTGTTCGGTTGTCATACGTGCGGCGCGAGCTTGGGCAGCGATGAAGGTAGGGAGACCAGCGTTTAATTCCTGCTGATTGATGCCTAGCTCTTTGGCCTCATTTTGCAGCTTGGAATATGCTGCTGTGGCTTCCTCGGAATGCCCACTGTTTACTAGCTGAGCTAGTGCCTGATCCAGCGCGGCAATGCGCTCTTGAGCGTGCTGTAAAGACTGATCCATAAGCTTACCGGTACCGGTAATGCTCTCGATAAAACCAGCCGTAGCGTTACCGGTCTTATTGAGCACACCACCATTCAGGGTGCCTAGATCGTATTGTAGGTTCTTTACATCGTCGCCCCATAGCCGGGTAGCCTCCCCCGCGAGGTCGCTCCCAGAGGCGTACTGAGATAACGCGTACCCTAACTCCTCCACATTCGGATTGAGGTCTTTTCCGAACGCTGCGCTTGCTGCCTGTAGACCACCCACGAACAGCGCGATAGAGCCTGCCGCAATGGCTGCTGTGCGAGCAAATTTACCGGTCCGAGTCTCGCCATCGGTAATGGCTGAACCAAAGCCCTTGACCTTCTCCCATGCCAAGCCCACACCGTCTTTAAGGTGTGTCATTGCCACTGTAGCGATTTCACCAACACCCGAGAAGAAGTCAGTTGCCAGTGCGCCTGCTTCTAGGCCAGCCTGATAGTTAGGGAGCCCTACCAGTTCAAAACCACTACCCAATGCGCCCAGTGAGCTTGTCAGACCAGCCGATGCAGTATCCAGTCGGTCCGTACCTTCCGCTGTTTCCGCGAGGCTCTTGTGTGTCTTCTTAGCCTCATCCTGAACATTCTTTAATACCTGTGTGCCGGACACATCGCGCCCGGTAACGTTAATAGCAACATCATTAGCCATCGTTGCTACCTTCTGTATCATCTATATCTTGCATAGGGATGTCGTCAGTGTTGAATGCCTGTGCTTCCATCGCTTCCGCTTGCTGTGCAGCAGCTTCTAGTAGCAGTCTCAACCAGACCATGTATAGCTGCATGATGAAAATCATGTCTGTCGAGCGCACACCTTGACGGTTAGCCGGTACCGGCACTCCGTCAACAATCAGATTCCATGACACGAGGTGCTCTGCAAACTGGTCTAGCGCATTCTCAATAGTCTTCCATTGCTTCTCTGTGAGCTTACCCGCGCGTAGGTCTCCAATTTGGATAGACAGAGCCTTGAACGCCGCCCGAACACCCTTGATCGTGTGGCGTTTCATCACGCATTCAAAGCCTGCAAACGTCTCATCCACAAAGGACAACCGAAACGTCCCTGTGTACTGATCGGGCAGCGTCCAAGAGTCCATCATTTAAATCATTAGCTCCATGCCGGGATAGCGCCGTTGGCGAGCACACCCGGAACGCTCCACGTGAACGAACCATCCTGAGGGCGAGACAGGTTGTAGTCCGTCAGCAGCACGGTAGGTGAGTTAGTGGTGCCGAGTGTCTGCCCCGAGATTACGAGGCTGAACGCACGCGCCACGCTCGACGACGGAACAGTCTTGAACACATCGTGCGCTGCATTGGCCGCATCGTTGAACACGCCGTTCCACGTGAAGCTCAGGTCAGCAAGCAACAGCAGGCGCTCGAAAGCGAACTTATCGATACCTGTGATGTCCTGCACGGCACGTGGGGTAGCGAACTGGAAATTGGTAATGTCATTCTTGATAGCTTGGAGTGCGGCAGCAGCATCCGCGACACTCATGGTGGTCCAACCGAGACCAGATTCCTTAGCCATGACTAACCTCTCCTCTGTGCTTCACTTAGTCTGTCAAGCGAGATTGCACTGTGCTCTAACCAGAATTCCGGCCGTGTGTGTTGCCTGACTGTTCCCATTGGATTGCCTCGCCAGTCACCGCCACGCACTAGGTATAGCTCGGGTCTACCCAATGGTTGCTTGTGTCGCTGGAAGCACTGTTGCGCCGGACCGAACGTGAACGTGACAACCGGTCCCTGTTCTACCTTCGTGTATTTCCTGCCGCTAAAATCAATGATCCATTTTGCCTGTTTGGCACCCTCCACAGTAGAAGTGTCTAGTACCGTGCGCCATCCATCACGGTTACGCACACACTCTGCGACCTCACATGAGACTGACTTAAAATGAGTGTCCAAAGGGGACTGGATACCGAAAGTTTCCACAGCCTGAACGGGCATAGAAGGCTGGATACGTTGAACCGTATGGTGTCCCTCACGTGAGGAGACCATCCGTACGCGTCGTCTGTCCATATTAGAAATTCACAGTCTCTAAGTTGCGAACCATGATCAAAGCGAAGTTTGCAACGGTGAAAGTTCCTGTAGTGACAACACGTGTGTAGCGCTCGATGGCTGCATTCCTTGCGGTCTGGATCCGTTGCCATCCCGGACCAGTAGCAGCAACGAACCCCCCAGCAGTGATATCTGCATAAGGATCTCCGACGGCGTTGTCTGAGGAACCCTGAATCTTAACGGTGACACTCGTACCTGTGAAACCGAAGATGTGTAGGTACGCCTGCAATCCGAAGTTGGTAGTTGCTCCTCCACTGTCGAGCGCTGCCCCATTGGTAGCCGCTACGTCGGTGCGTACGCCTAGCTGAGTAGCGTCTGAGCCCGTAGCGGTGTGGAGGTTCCCCCACTCCAACCCGAATCCGTTTGCTTGCATGTTGGTGCTGAACGAGAGAGCCCCTGCCTGATCACGAGTACCGTCATAGTTGAGCTGCAATCCCACCATGGATGCGGCAGGGCTCCCGATCGTCCCTCCTAACTGGAGACTCGCTGCGGTGTTGGCGGTAGGTAGCGTCTTAAACAGTGCATGTGCCAACGTCGGATTCCAGTGCGCAGCAAGGGCTAATGCACCATCCTTTGTGGTCAGCAGGCGTTCAAATGCAAACTTGTCTATGCCTGTGTTTTCGATGACGGAGCGCGGCGCGCTAATGGTGGAGATAGCGCCAATATCATTTGAAACGTTGATCCCTCCAACGTAGAGGGACATACCCATACCTGAACGCTTAGCCATTGCTCGACTCCTGTAGCCACATATCCCGGATCACAATAGGAACGAAGATATCTCCTGCCCTGAATACGATTCCATCAATCTCTATGTATCCCATCGTCAATGCAATGGGTGCGCCTGCATGTTCACCTAGGATATCCACGTGGGACACCAATGGGTCCATATCGAAGTCAAACGGCGCGTGTAGGTTACGGATGATAGCCGCGCCTGCTTTAGTCATATTGATATCTACAATATCTCCGTGCGTGAAGTCTGCTCCTTTGTCAACGGCCTTATACATGCGTACCTGAAACGTCATGAGTGATGAAGTCATACTGAGCCCACTGAACGCAGGCAGAGCGCGGAGATCCTGTACCCACGTAGCGGCAGTGATACCGCCACCGGGCGCCCGCTTGGGCTCTTTCATCAATACGTCTTCGAAGTAGCCCGTGCGCTGTAGCTCCGAGACCACAGCATCGCTTATATCATCGACCCAACCTTCAGACGCGTCGGGAAGCGTGTATGTCTTAGCCATTGAGTTTTCTCATCAGCCGTTGAATCGGTTCACGTAGGATTTGGTCACGCTCATTTTCGAGCCTGTTCATAGCTATGCGGAACATCCGGTAACCCTTGAATCGTGAGATGGCATTACGCGAGCCCGTGCCTTCCAGCCATGGCCCGTACACGATGCCTTGATCCCACACTTCTAGGCGATTGGTGGTCAACGGGCGTACCTGAACACGTGTCTCATAGATAGGCGTACGGGTCTTGAATCGCGCTTTGGTTACATCTAGGACGAACTCCACTCCCTTATCCGCCATGGTCTGCTCAGCGTCGATGAGGAACGCCTTAATAAGTGGAGTAGCTCCACCCGCCTCAAATAGCGGTCCTTTGGTCTCTAGGTTCGTTCGAACCGTGAATCCGTTTGGCATGGTTAAATCGCCGTCTTCCGTAGCTTGCGGCCCCATGACTGGTAGGCAGCGCGGCGCATGTCATCGAGCCCTTTACCCACAGCCTCACGGGTAGAGCTTCCCTGACCTACGATGCGCGCGTACAGCCCGGCATTCTGAGCGACCCCTACAACAGCCTCAGCAAGGCTCAGTTGCTCCACCTGAGCAGGGTAACGCTGGATCAGCACAGGAGCACTACCCGCGTGGACAGCAGCGCTAGTACCGAACGCGCCACGAGTGACAGAGAACGCATTGTTAAGGTAAATAGGGCAGCCTGATTCATGAGTTGCCAACACGCTGCCATTTACGGCACGCCGAACAGTGACGTTCGACCCGACAATGCTCAATACCTGTACTGATTCTCCACCGATATGCAGGTATTCATAGAGCGCAACCTTTGTGGTGTCAGACATCTCAACGATGTTGTCTGATTGGATACTCCCAAGAGACGTAAGTAGCACCGTCCCTGAGTCACTCCATCCACGCTCTGTGACCTGTAGACGCTCGTTACCGATGATCAGAGAAGAGCCCACACCTACATACATGCGCCCGTTAACGGGGTCGATAAATGCGATAGATGTAGTGGCATCCATGCCGGGCGTGAGCACTCCACCAGAAGAGGTTAGATCCTGAACGCCAGTCAGACCGGAGAACATGATAGAGCGCTGTGGAGACAGACCAGACGAGAATGCGGCAGAGCGAGCCCTATTGATCTCAATGTACTCATACGGAGGGGCTAGGACACCGTCCGCGCGATAGGGCAGGTAATCAGCAGGATCCAGCGTGAGCCCGCCACTCACGACAGTATCAATGGTAATGAATGACTGCTCGTTGAAATAGATACGCCATGCATCGGCGTGCTGGTAGTTAGGCCAGTCGAATGCAAGCGTGATCTTCTCTACCGTAAAGAAACGGTGTAACTGGTGATCGACGCTTTCGCTTGCGGCCCGAATCTCGTTATCTACCATAGGTGAGATACGCGTTGTATTGGCTATCTCGAATGACCTCAAGACAGCCTCACGCGTTGTGTACAACGCTTGCATATGGGCACTCCCGGTTGCGTTCTACGGACGTACATGACCATGGTTATTTAGTTATAGTGTCTTCCGGTAAGCTTTGATCAACTGGAATCTCTATATTGGCTGTCTTCAATGCCCGCTTTAACGCTCGAATGAAATCTTGCTGATTTCTAATTATCGTCTCGTGATCTGATTGACGTTGATTAACGATCGTATGTACGTCGGAAACTTCTATCTGTACTCCGTCGACCTTAGCGTTTAGCTTTCTGTAGTTTCGTCTAGCTACTATGAATCCCGTAATAGCTGTGACGAGCACTGCCAATGCGGTAAAGACACCCGCGCTTGCTTGAATAATTCCGGCCAAAGTAGAATCGGGCATTAATTCCCCTGTCGCAACTTGCAAGGGGGGCCGCGCCTATCCCTCCTAAGCGCGACCCCCTTTAGCTATACCTAATCGAAATCGTCATTCTTTACGAGACGAACACGCGGAGTCCGTTTAGATGTCTTAACGGATTCCGTCTCCGTCTCTTGGGTAGGTCCATCCGTCGTATTGACACCGAAGGTTGCCTTGTCCGTCCGGCTGGAGTGGCTCTCCGTCGTTGGGGCAGGCTGCTGGGGGTTGCGCTTCTCGCTGCTCCCGGATGGATTTGGCTTCCTCTCCGATGGCTTGGAGTTGCTGCCAACTGATTTTGATTCACCACCCTTTTTATCCGTAGCGTCCGGTACCAATGATGGTCGCGTTATCTTGACAGGTTCCTCTTCGAACGAGGGACCACCATGCCTCGTGATCTTTGGAGCCATAGCCAAACCCCCTATTTAGAGCGTGGCAGCGAGCAACTCAGGAGCACGCATACGGAAAAGATCATGTGAAACGTAGAGCACTCCTCCCCATTGCGCGGCAGTAGTCACATCGGCAGAGCTAACGCTGATCCACTGGAATCCCGCGCTCAGGCTGTTGGCCTCTACCTCGAACGCGAGAATGGCCTGCATGTCGGAGTTACCAGAAGCCTGTACAACCGTCGCAGCAGCAGCCTGAGCCGTCCGCACCCATGCCTCAGTACCCGCAAGCGTCGTTGCTTCCTTCTTCCAGAATTCAGTGATGACCGGCAGCGTCTGAGTAACACCCGCTGCGGCTGCATTGTGCTCGTTCAGAGTGAAGGTAACGGGCTCTGCGTCAGCACCCGCCTCCTTGAAAATGACTACGGTGATAGCGCTAGCATTCAGCACCTTCATCCGGAGACCCGTAGCGGCACCGCCAGCGAAATCTACCGGAGCAATACCACAGGAGATATCAAACAGTCGTCCAAGACCCTGCATTATAGCTATTCCTTTCAGGAAATATGTTCGTAACCAATGCTGCTCATTAAAATCTCAAGTGCGTCGTTTGCATCACTAGTCGTAGCATATCCGCTCTTCAGAATTTCTTGATTGGAAGTGTTCCCACTAGTCGGTACAATTGCTATAACATTAAAAGTCCCACCAGTCCCACTACCTGTGGTGATCAGTGAACCATGCTCTGGATTGAAAAAACTATCTTGCCCGTTTACATCCTGTTCTACTTTAATCCACATAACTAAACCGTAGCAGCGAGAGTAACGAACGGGGAAAGCGAATCTCCGCCGTTGTAGGGGGTGATAGCGCCCAGGAGCCACGGGCGACCGTCAACACGCTCGACAACACGCATAGCAGTAACGTCATTCTTGAATCGGAAATCTTCTGACTGCCGCGCGCTCATGGCCTGCCGGTCACCGATGAGATACATACCGAAATCGACAAATGAGATATCAGCGCGTGCGCCGGTCTGACCAGCCTTCTCCGTCACGATGACCGGAGCACCCAACAGGCTAAGCGGCGTAGCCCCCGGACGACCCGAGAACCCATTGAGCATGATGGGGAAATCACCAACCGTCATACGGAGCATGTCCGGCAGAGCCTCAGGCGAGATCAGCCATACCGCGCGGTCCAAACTGGACGGCAGCATACGGGCGTACATGTTCGCACAGTCAGCCCACTCAATATTGTTACCGCCAACCGTACGGACAACATCCACGGTGGCAGGGTTATTCGTGTGCAGCACGCCGAGAGGCTCACCAACACCAGCACCCAACAGGAATGCGAGGTCCTCAAACCATGCGAGAGCCTCGGGGAACATTTGGTTAATGAGCGCTTCCAACGACGGACGTGAGTCAGCGATCAACTCATTGGGGATCTCCGTGTAAAGCGTGAGCTTGTGGGCTTCCAGTTTCACCCTGGCAAACTTGGGCTGGCTATCGGTAAGCGTGGCCCCTTCTTCAGTCCAGTAACCCGTAATACCGCCGAACACACTAGACACGTTGCTAGTCGAGTCGACCACGGGGAACGGGACCGACAGCGAATCCATTGGAATGACCCGTGCGCGGCTACGGACGATGGCCTTCTCAAGCGCAACCTGTAGCAATTCCGATCGGAGGATCTCCGGAATCAGGAAACCGCCATCAGAGGGCTTGATGCTCGACAGCGCATTAGACAGCGTGAGCAGCTTCTGACTGACCTCAGCGCTGATATGCGTACGGCCAGACCCATCAATCAGCAGATCAGAAATCGAGCCGTAGAGCTTGTCATGCTCGGCACCCATGGCTTTGGAGTTATACAGGGTATTCTTCGGAGCACGCTTAGCGAACGGGTCAAGGTTCAGCCGGTTAGCCGGACCGCTAGCACCATGCTCCTTAAGGAAGTTCATCATCACTTGCTGAGCTTGCTCACCCGCAGTCCCATTAATCTCCGGGTGGTCCTTGTTCTGAATATCTGCATAGCCCAACACGAGACCTTGAAGGTTCGCAGGATCGGCATAGAGCTTGTTAACGAACTTAGGATCTCTGAGCCTCTCCGCAAGAGCCTCGGGGGAGTTCGGAATTTCGAGCATAGTAGGCACAGCTAAAGCCTTTCTGCCATTTTGACAAATGCGGCAACGTCGAAACGTCCACCTTGGACTGCCGCTACCTGAGGCGCGGGCATATAGGGCTTGGGAGCCCGCTTACGGTTACCGTACTTACTGTTCCGTGCCTTGTGCGGACGGCTCATCAAGGCCGCAACGTCCAAATCAGACACTGCACTTTCCTCGGTGTCGTCTTCTTCCTCCTCTAGCGGTACGGGCTCTCCGTCTTCATCTTCCTCTAGCTCAACTTCCAGCCCCCCACCATTACCACGGGTGGACTTAGGCTTGAGGTAAATCGAGTCGGCTAAGCCAGCCTCAACAGCCTCACTAGCCATATACCATGTTTCCGCGAGCATGGCTGTACGCCAGTTCTTAATGGCCTCTTCCGACTGGTCACCGATTCGATAGGCGTAAATCGATGCGATATTATCGGACTGCCGATGTAGGAACTTCTCCATCACATTGTGATCAGCAGCGTTACCCGTAGTCACGCCGATAGCATCGTGAATCATCAATTGGCTACCAGGCATCATGACAATTTCGTCACCTGCCATTGCCACAATGGACGCTGCGCTAGCGGCCATCCCGTCGACATACATACGGATGTGCGATGGATGACTATTCAGCGCATTGTAAATGGTAATACCATCGAAGAGCGCACCACCGGGAGAGTTAACCCGGACATTGATAATGTCCGTTGTGATCTTATTGAGGTCAGTGACGAAATCGTTAGCGCTAATGCCGAACGATCCACCGATTTCCTCATAGATCAGAATCGTTGTCTCCGATTCCTCTTCCTCAGGATCTTCTTCCTCGGGGTCCTCTTCCTCGTTTGGCTTCTTGGGATCAGGCTCTTCGATCGGATTCTCATCCGCGTTCAGGACGCGATACCAGGGAAGGGGTAAAGCGGCACTGAGTTGGTTAGCGAGATCGGGATGCAGCAATGCTAAGCGAGCCATGGTGCGCTCTCGCATGTCACGTAAAGCGACTGTCCCACGGGAAGGTTTCATATTGCCTCCTTTCCTACCTTTCCTTGATTACTAGTCGGAAACTCTTGTCTTCAGTCCGACCCTGGTTAGTAGTCACCCGGACAGTTACCAGTGTGAATTCCCCTACCTCTCCTCCTGATAGCCAAACGGTCACAGTTGAATTATCGTGATCCGATGAATCCTCAACGACTGAGCCCGTTATCGTCACAATGTGATCCGTGATGACTTCGCTTACTTGCAGCCATGCAAACCAATCAACCAGAAAATCCAATACCGAATTCGGATCCTTATCGAGTGACTGTAATGACACGGGTCTCTGCCTCCACCGTAACTATGCGACCCTCAGGCTCGACAATGACGATTCTCGATTCTTCAACCACAGTTATCGATCTTTCTTCTGGGGTAGTTATATCACCCTCTGTCAAGGTCACGACATCGGCGTGTTGCCCCTGACTGCTGTCCTGTACCGACAGATTGTGTACCTGAATCAGAACGGGTCTATCCGCTATCTGTCCCTGTACCGCGCTCTGTACCGTGAGGGTATGTAATTGGGTAAGACTAGGGCTATCTGAAGTCTGTCCCTGTACCGTGTCAGCTATTACGAGTGTCGTTCCCGCGTTCAGGGTGGGACTCTCCGCTGTCTGCCCCTGTAAAGCATTCTGAGCCTCTAGCGTGTGCTGCTGCGTAAGGGTAGGGCTCTCGGCTGTTTGACCCTGTAGCGTGCTCTCAGCCTCTAGAAAGTGCTGCTGTGCAAGGGCTGCGCTGTCCGCCGTCTGTCCCTGCTCAGTGTCCTCCACTCCACTTAGGACATGCGCCTGTGTGAGCGTCGGTACGTCGGAGGTCTGCCCTTGCGCGGTATCCGCAACGACTAGGGTTACCTCTCCCCCTCCACTACCCACCGGAGGAACGAGAATTGTGTAGGCCAGATAGGAATCTGACCCACTCATTACCACGGTAGCTATACCGGCACCAACACCAGAGTTAATGGCCGAATCCTTTGCGTACGCGACCATGTTTAGATTACTGCCCTGCGCGGTCAGTTGGAAAAATTTCTGTGTATGCCCGGTTGGTGGGGTCACAACAGTATTCTCATCTGACTGCATATAGATACGGATAACCAACGTGTCGTCTACGAGCGCGGTAGCATCCGGCGCCGGTACGTTTTGAGACGTGCCAATGTTAGGCGTTGAGCAGAACACATCACCAATTACGCCGGACCAATCCGTTATAGCTAATAGGAACGCTCCCGTAGGTTGTGTATTCACAATAGTGCTGGTAACGGACGGAGCGCTCTCTGAGCCCCCAGTTACCTTTCCTTGGATCTCACCAATGAGCGCCGCGCCTGTGTCATCATCTCCACTTAGGAGCGTGTAATCAGTTGTCAAATTGATATCTACGCCCGTAGTACGGGCCGCAATCGGCAGTAACAACAGCATTCCTGCCGTTGTGTCCGTAGGGATACCGGGCGTAATCGGTCCACCCACACCATTCCAAGCGATGGGGGTAGCAGACGCATTGACTACGCTCGCAGTCATTACGGTGTGACGTCCAACATCTCAGCATCGTATGCGGGGATATTGACAGTGTTACCACTCGTGAGGCTCTGACCCGTACATGTGGTGATGTGCAGAAGCTTGGAGCTACCCGTGAGCGCCAATACGAGGTGCCCGGCCGTGCCAGATGCAATCACATCTACCGCGTTCTGTGCAGCGACAGTCACCTTACGGCCGGAGGTGTCTCCATTGGACGCTGTGAAATCTCCGTTACCCACACCAGGGGTCAGTGCTACAGAAGCCAACGACAACGCAGCAATGCCCGCATAGTTAGCCGGCTGAGTCGAACATACGTGCAGGATGTTGGCCGTTGCATAGATAGCGGCCTGCTCATCGAGAATCGCATCGGGTACAAACTTAGCCATGTCTCTATCCTTAGTGGACTAGCACTGGTTGACGATCAAACTTGTTCAATGGTGCGTTACCGTACATCGAGTGTTTCGCCTGCTGTTCAGATTCGCGCTCAGTCGGTGCGTCTGTCGAGATAGGACCCTGAGGAGGAGCGGCACGGTTAGCGGGATCCCAACGCATTTCAGGAAGCCCCATAGCCTCGCGGACATCATCTCCGTGATAACCAGAGTCGGTAAGGGTCTTTGCCGCGCCGGCCTTGCTAGTGCGAACGGCGTTCTCTGTGGATGGTGAAATCGGAATGGGGTTGAGGAAGTCCATCTCTTGCTTGTCTCCACCTGGAAACTGTGGGAGCAAGAAGGCATTCATTACCTCACGCCACAAGCGAAGACGTGGCAATGAGAGCCAACGTCCGAAGATCTCCTCACCAATTTCGCCGTTAGCGCGGTTCACATCATCGACGCTACCGAGCATGGGCTTAGGGAAGGCAAACGCTTCTCGGATAAGCTCGCGAGACAGGCTACGCATTTCGACGAATTGCATATCTTGCATGGTCTGAGAGACCTCAGTCCACTTTGCATTTTCGAGCACAGCAACGCGGTGTGCGTTGTTAACTCCTTGGTGCTGTTCCCTCCACCGGTTATTGAACTGAATCCATTCCGTGTCGTTCATCCGGTAGTCAACCTCGATGATGCCACCGGGCCTCGCTCCATTGCGGAAGAAGTTGAGATTCCACAATGCGGCATTCTTTGCTGACTCCAGATCCAACAGCGCGCTCTGAACCGGTCCTAGACCTCGATAGGGATCAGCAGGGTTAGGGTATTTAAGGTGGAGTACGTCTTCCTTAGCTAGCGGGACCTCTTCCCCATTCGGTCCACAGTAGATATACCCTGTAAGGAATTGTGTCGGATGCTTAACTGGAAATACCCTATCCGGCCGTACATGCCACATCTCATAAGGGAGATTAGTACCGAACACATTGTCACGTACCAATACAATGCATCCCTCGCCAATAAGGTCTAGGTGCTGCTGCACGGACATACGGAATTGATAGCCGGTAAAGAATGGATTGGGTCTATTCCACAGCGTCATTACCCCGCTAACAGGGATTGCCTTTCTTAGCATATTGTCCTTATAGGCTCCGCTTTTCTTATACAACTCCCAGTCCGTAGAGGCTACAGCAGTTGTAATCATTGATATGATTGCATAGAGCGTACCTACAGAGCCCATCGCGCTGTATGCCTGCTCAGCTACAGCCTCGGGACCACTGTTCCCCCCGAACAGCCCTTGCATTCCGGATCGGGTCGTGAATGCTACGGGTGTCACATTCTTAACGCTCCGAGCAAGGCTCCCAACCAAACTCCTCATGCGCTATTCCTATTCGTCGATGTGTCATTCTCTGGACGGCTCAAGGCTTCAAAAACAAAGCACGAGACCGCAATCGCCAACCAACCTAACGGGGAGGATACGGCAAAGGCTGCGCGGCACAGAGCACCAAAGCCTATAAGGTACAGGGAGACCTGTATGAGGAGAGCAAAACCAATAGCTCTCTTCCGTTCTGTTCTATTCTCCAATCGACTAGCCACGGTACGTAGCCACTTAGCTGTAGTAGACTCTTGACGATGCATTGTCGTTCCTCTATGTCTTTAGCCGATTATGGAATAGCGAGCTTTGCCTCGCCAGTCCAGATGCATATTGATATATCGAACACAGTCCATACCGTCATCCTTGTCCTTTACGGGCTCAGACGAGAACTTCCCTGAGGCATGGCGCTTCCATACGTATGATGTCCATTCCTGTTGCGTACACCAGGGATCCAGAGCGTCCACTAAGGACTCATCAACCTCTACCAATGCGTCTTCCATGAAAAACAGGCGTGGTTCACCTGTCTTAACATCAGGCTTGAGCGCTGTCTTCGTGATATCAATTCCATCATGGACAGCCTTGATAGCAGGCGTAGTACCTAGTCCGGTCTCACGCTCGAATGTCTTCCTGCCCTCAGCATCGTGATCAGCAATGATCGCTGTTGGATGAGGCTCTATCCATTCACGTTTAGGAGGGGGAGTCTCATCACGCCTATTGATCGGGTTGAAGAAGTGTTTGGCCTCTTTGAATGGAGCCACGATATCCATGATCTGTTGAGCGTGCTCAGCCACAGTACGGCCGGTCATATAGATTTCTCTATACATATACCGGTTTCCATCTCCGTCAACTGCCCAACATTGCAACACAAACGGGTGGACATAACCGAAGTCAATTGCCCAGTACCGTTCCCAATCCTCAGGTAGGGCTAGGCGTTCACCCGTAGTCTCGTCATACTGCCATTCCAATAGGTGTAGCGTCGGGTCCCATTCGTCATAAATGACACCCTCAGCCGTGACCCACAGTCCTTTTCGGAGCCTCAGGTACCGAACGCCCGTGAGCCTGTCAAGCCTTGCTATGTAAGCCTTCCCGCGCTCCGTGACTGTGTACTCATTCGTCTCAGGATCGTAATCGAAGAGTGTCGGGTTGTCCTCATGCCTTGACTCCAATAGGACTGTGGTCCCTTCCTCAGAGCGCCGGTACAGCCAATGCTCTTTAGAGTCAGGGTTGCAGTCCATCATCAATTGTTGAAAGGAAATTCGGTGGTTACGTAGCCGGGTGCTGAGCATCTGGATATCGTCCAATGTGCACTCAGTAGCTTCCTGCACATAGATGATGTCGTACTCCGCGCTCATGATCCTCGTAGGCTTATCCAGACCTCCGATGGTAATCGTTGAGCCATTCTTGAACCGGTACTGTGCTGCCTCTGCCTGAGACCCTCCATAGTAGACAACATCTCCGGTAGCCAACGCCTGAGTAGCGACATAGCCTCGCCACGTCACAAGCGCTGTCGATCCCAGTGAGGTCAACGTCTTCCGGCAGATCAGGGCTCTCAGGCCAGGATTCATCAGGCACAGGATCAGCAGCTTCTCTAGACATGCTCGACTCTTCCCGGTACCGGCCGGACCACTAATGAGGATCTCTGGATCTTGCCTTTCGAATAGGCGCTGGCAGGCACCACGCGGAGCGTATGAGTGCACCAATGTGGACGTACTCACGATAGGGCTCCCATTTCCACGCCTACAACCTCGTACGTGGCTGTCTCTCCGTCCAAATTGGATGATCCAGTTCCACGGTTAGGGATCTGGCCTAGCTCGGTAGCTACGTACATCATGAATGAACGCGCCTCTCGGAGTGTCGTTGCGTCCAATTGACCCTTACTGATATTCGTTAGCAGGATGTCAGCTACGTCTTGATATTTCTTTAGCCGCTTATATTTCGAAGCGACCCATAGAAACGATATGCGTTCCTCTTCTGTACCATCTTCGCTTTCCGCAATGGTCTCCCCATGGGTATCCCTCCTCTCCTGTATCGTCTCCTTGTGTCTCTTGTAGAACTGTTTGACTTCTCGAATAGGTACATCACAGTATTCCGCTAGACGGGTAGGGCTCCATCCCTCGACAATGGCGTCTATCAATGTGTCCGTTGCGTATAGATCTTCCAACATGGCGAGCAAGATAGCATGTCCGATATGCCATCCTGCTTACCATTGTAAGTAACCCGACAGCATTGTGCTTCGGGAATGTCCTAATTAGAGGCTACTAAAACCTTGACATCCGCGATAGGCTCAAGCCTCGCCGAACGGCGGGTACGAACACCCTAGGAGAGATCATGACGATTCCCGCGACGCTGGTCAACGGCTCCACACAACATGAGGTATCCGCCAATTTGATCACGGGTATGTTCGTGGCAATGTCTGAGCGTGAGCGTCTGGAGTTCATGTATCGAGGTTTAGATCAGTGCTACACAGGCGTAAAATACGCAGCCATGGCGAGGGATGCTCGGTTCGCTAAATTACGTAGGCCACTGTGGGCTCCCAGATCAACGGAGAGAGCCGTTCTAGCTGCTGTGGATGCCACGATGACCGAAGAGGACTGGTTGAGCGCTGTGACCTCACAGGAGCCCTTGCGGTATTGAGACGTAATTAACACGGATCAAATCAACGAACCAACCGAGGTGTCTTGGAGCTACAGAGACACCGACTATTCGAGTCCAATTGGGATATCGGTAACGTGCCGGCAGATGTGTGCGGTAAGGCCCGAGCCATAAGCGTGTTCGGTAGTGCCGGTAAGGTGAAGCGAAATGCAGCAGAGGCAGCGATACATGGACCCGGTGACTGGCATATCAGTCAGCGTCAATGCAATACGTTAATGGGTACGTACTGGATTAGGACAACAGGACGCACAGGGCAGGCTATCCCCTCCCGTATATACAGCACTCATTGGGCGACGACTAATGGATCTAATCAAATAGATAAGCGGATGGCCGGCCCTCCCAGTAATGGGGGGGCTTTTCTATGCCCGAATCCAACCCCCATTCCACGGGACCACTCCGAATCCCCTATCACCACCCGCAAACGTGATGGCTTCCCCGTATTCATTGGCATTGAGTTGAAGTAATATGGTTACCATGGCAAAGTGAGTCGAGAGTGTGCAAAGTGACGGGGTACT